GTCACTATCTTTCTTGAATCTCTTACTATCCGACTAAATTAAAAATGATTTAATTCGCTTTATTATCAGTATATTAGCATTAATTACAATTTAAGCTGATTGATAATAATTTAACTTTTATATTGCTGGTGGCACCACCAGACAACCCCACCACTCGGTGGGGTTTTGTTGTAAATAACAGATTACTAACGTTTTACTTACGCCCGTCAGTAGTCAATTTTTAATAATCCGTCGGCACAAATGTAGGCACAGCGGTTTTTGATAATCAGCGTGTTACAAAAAATGTCGGCTCAAAAGTTGGCACACCGAAAAATGGCGAAAGTAACAATCAGGCGGCGCAACGAAAGCGAACGCGCCGACGGCCGGGCGGCCCTGTATGCCGTCCTGAACATCGAGCGGATAAAAATCCGCCTCCCCCTTGACATTGCGGTAACTTCCGCAGAATGGGATGAGACAGCCGAGCGCGTCCGTGGGCGCGGTCAGCAAGTTAAAGACTGGAATCTTATCATTTCCAACACAAAAGCGAAAATATCCGACATTCTTGTGCGGGCGCGTCTGACAGGCGAGACCCTGACGAAAGACAGTTTTCTGGCCCTGTATCGTAGACCCGGCGAGACAATGAACTTTATCGAGTATGCCCGGCGGCACTTGGAGGCATTGAAAACCGCCCTCCAGCCCGAAACAATGCGACACCATGCCGCCGCACTGCGCAAACTGGAATCCTATAACCCACGGCTCCAGATTGCCGAGATAACACCCGACTGGCTGCGCGTATATGCCGCCTATCTGCGCGACAAACACAACAACAACCCCGGTACAATCCGCAAAAATATGTGTGTAATCCGTATGCACTACTACGCCGCGATGAGAGCCGGTAAGGTAAAAAACAATCCGTTCGAGGTGTACAGGATTCCACAGGCCGACCCGATTGTTGTTTTTCTTACCGAGGACGAATTAAATGCGCTAATCGGTGTGTTCCGCTCCGACAAACTCGATGAAGGCGAAACCGACGTGCTGCGCTTCTTTCTCTTCATGTGCTTCACTGCGATGCATATCTCCGACGCTCGAAGTCTCCAAATAGAGCAGATTCACGGCGGCGAAATACACTACACCCGCATAAAGACCCGGACCCGCGTAAATATGCCGCTGTCAGTTCCGGCGGCTAAACTTGTGGAATACTACAAGGAAGGAAGACTGCGCGGGCCGCTGTTCCGCCACTTGCCTACCGACCAGGCCTTCAACCGCATAATAAAACGAATCTGCCGACGGATAGGCATTAACAAGGCTGTCAGCGCGAAATCAGCCCGGCACACGTTTGCAACACTGTATTACAAAAAGAACAACGGAGACCTCGGCACACTTTCAAAACTGTTGGGCCATACGCAAATCAGCACGACGATGATTTACGCCCACATAATGAAAGATAGCCGGGTCGCCGGTGTCTCTGCCTTCGATGATATGCTATAATACGTAAACGGAGCAATCCACCGCCTCCTTCGCCTGTCTGCCCCGCTCTCGGTGTTCCTTGATGTGCTTCCACATTGCGGCCACCATATCGCCGAGTTCATCGGCTGCCGCCGCGTCGGTGTCGGCTTCGAGCAGACCGACGAAGGGGGCGCGGTCTATTTCCCCGGTATGATTCAGTGAGTAAACCGCGAAAAGGAAATTTCGCTGCGCCGTATCGGTAAGGCGGATTTTCTTACCGTTCCACTCGAAACCCTCTATTATATCCGACTGTGTGGCCGCGTCAATCTGCGCGTCTATCACCTCCCGGATTTCATCGACGGATGGGCGGTGGTCTGCGACTGCCTCGAAAGCGAACCATCCGCCGTCCTCCTTGTGGTGATTCCAGCGGAAGGCCCAGCGGTCGCGGCGCGGGTTTATACACTCTATCGGCTCCAGATGTTCGGAGCAGCTTATTTTCTGAAAATTCATACTGTTGGATTTTAGGTGAAAAGATATTCGGTGAAATTGCCCTGCGCGTTCCGTGCCATAGTCTCCTTGTTCTCGCCGAGCATTCCCTTCTCTTTCAGAGCGTCGCAAATATCGCACATATCGGGATAGCCGGTAAAGAACTTCACCACGTCGCCCTTCTTCAATGTCAGGTTGCACGCGGCAAGCTGCGAGCGATTGGGAACTATGACGCGGGCGCATACAAGATATTTCGATTTCTCCACCGCGTCTGTTTCCCCGGCTTCGCGGGCTTCCCGTAACTCTTTGCGCGACCACTTTGTCGACACGTCGGTCTGAAAGTCAAGAATACAGAGAGCGGTGCCCACCAGAGCGTTAAGCGACACACTCCGGCAAGCAAAATTTTTCTGTCCGTTCCGGCGAACACCGGGCGAAGTTGATATGCCCAGTTCCGCCAGAGATTTCAAATTCTGGTAATCAGCCATTTTTATTCCTGTGATTTTGAAAAATAGATGTTTCGCGTCAGCGTGTTTACAGAGCGAGTAAAAAGACGCGATTATTTCCTCCCTGCGTCTCTTTGATTTCAGCCGGTGCAGCCTTCGGGCCGCCTTGACTTTGTTCCTTTTGCGAATCCGTGTATGGTCGGTGTAAATCTTGTAACCGAGAAAGTCGATACCTTCAGAGATAGGATAAATCCGTTTGTTCGGTTTGACTTTCAGCCCCACGGATTCCACCCGCTGTTCAATCAGCCGGGAAACGTGCCATAAATCCGGCTTGTTACAGTCTATAACCCTCTTGTCGTCGCAATACCTGTAATAATACTTCACCCGGTTTTCTGACTTCAGGAAATGGTCGAGAGCTACCGACAAAAGCAGATTTCCGAAATGCTGCGATGAGCGTAATCCGATACTCAGGGCGTGTGGCAGGAATCTGACAAATCGCTCCAGCAGAGTAAGGATTATCGGGCCCTTGAAAAACCTACGCAACACGTCCATCATAATATCCTGTAATATGCTTTCGTAAAATTTGGTAATATCGTCCTCGTAGACATAAAGCATATTATCGGGGTCAGCGGCGAGGTCGCGCCGTATGATTCCGAGAAGGTCATGGACACCTCGGTTTTTCAGGGAGGCGGCGGTAGTCCTTATCAGCCTTTTGAAAGTCAGGTCCTCGACGATGTTCATAATGGCATGAACACCGATTTTCTCGTAATATGAGTAAAGGAATTGAATCTTTCGTATCTTCCCGCCTTCCTTGATTTCTTCCTCTCCGTATGTGGTTAAGTGAAAGATTCCCGCCGATATTTCACCGGCCAGCCATGCCTCTATACCGTCTATATGGGCGAGTATTTCTCTCCCCTGTGGCGATTCCTTGCGGTCAGTTCCACGGAGTACGGCGAAAATCGCCTGCCTTATGTTGGGGGCGGCGACAATCAGCGGAATTATGTCGGAATCTTTAAGACGCTTCATTTTATTGATTTTTAGCCTTCATTTTTCCGGGGCCTGAGTGTTTCGGCCGACGACTTGCGCCGCCCCTACTAAACTCCACCCCTGCGCGTGATGTTTCAGCGTTCCGCACGTCGGCGGCTGTGCTGCGGCTCAATCCCCTGCCACGGCTCCGGCGACACGTCGCCATGCCGGAGGGCAAAATATCTTTTCAGGCTTAACGCTTATGAGTGCAAGGCGCGACCCGTACCACGCGTTCGTGTTCGATGAATCGTTGTTCGCGTTCATGTACGAAACACCGTTGTTCGAGTTGGCGTTGTTGCCGGAACGCAACCCGACACGGGCCGGCCGTTTGGGGAAATCTGCCGTTTTATCTTTATGCGGTGTGGGGAGGCCCTGGCCCGCGTGTAACGATATAATCTTTTTCGTGCATACGGATAAGTGTAAAGTTTAACCGATGGCCTCGGCCTCCAAGAAGGTCGCGACGTTTAACGTATAGACGATTTTACCAATGAAGGCAAGGCGCGACCCGTACCACGCGAGCGTGTAAGATGAATCGTAGTTCGCGTACATGCACGAAACACCGTTGGCCGAGTTGGCGTAGTAGCCGGAACGCAACCCGACACGGGCCGGCGAGTTCTGTCCCCAGAATTTATCCCCGTAATGAGTTGTCTCGGTAGCCCCGACAAGCACAGGCACCACGTCCATGAATCGCCCGTTATGAAGTTCGGTAATCCATGAATCGGAGATGGTCGCGCTCTTGACTTTGCGGTCTCCCTGGTCTTTAAGGGTGCAGACCCAGTAATCGGAACTGAAGCCCTCCATCCATTCTGACACATTGCCCCAAAGGTTTTCATATCCGAGGGCATTTATTGAGGTGGCATTTCTTAATGTGTTGGTGTCGTCGTAATACCAGCCTCCGGCAGCTCCGAGTGTCGCCGTCGGTAGTTTGATAGTATCTTTCATTCCGAGGAAATCGGTCTTACCCGTCGGAGTGGTGTTTGAGCCGGAGCCATATCCGCATACGTCGGAACTGTCGCGGTTGCCGTATGTGGCAAAGAAAAGCCGGGCGATGTCGCGGTGCATGGCATAGGTTATCAGAGTGAACCCTTCGCCACGTTTGCGGCAATAATCGGCGAATTGCGCCTGTGATACGCTGCAAGTTGGGGCCACTCCGTTGATACTGCGAATCTGCAAATTGCCGTAGTATGCTTTATTCACACCACAGAGATATTCCCCGGTATTCCATGCGTCAGGCTCGATAGCGTCTATCTGGTCGGAGGTGGTGAGCCACACGAATGAGAAAGACCCTTCGCGAAGACAGGTGAAAGCGATTTTTTCAGCCTTAGCCGGAACGGAGGTAAACAAGTAGCTGCTTTCGGTCATTCGCCCGGAGTTGGCTGCGGCACGGCCTACAATATTATTGGCTGCGTCAAGGAAAACAGCACCGTAAACCGAAGAATTGACAGCCGGCCACCTCACCTGCCTGTAACCGGCTACCGGGGCAATAAACACCCGGTAATCATCATAAACCGTAATGCTTTCGTCCAACGTGGCGTATGTGGAAGCGACACGACAAGCCGAACGGTCGATAAGTTGCATATCCTCCGGGTAGAGTTTCACACCTTCGGGGGTGGTAACTTTTTTCAGCGAACTGAAACAGTCATAATGGCAACGGTTTATAAAATCATCAATGCCCTTGCACCAACGGTCTGGCTCGTACATCATAACGTCGCCTTCGTCCGCCTTTGTCGGGTGGGCGAATCCCTGAAGGTTGGCCTCTGTACCGTCGTGGTATTTACGGCTGTCCGAATCATCAAGCGGGCAGACGGTCATTTCACCCTGCGCCGTGTACTTGGCCATGACGCGGTGGCGTTTGGCGAGAATCGCGGCGATATGGGCCGACGGTTGAAACTCGTTATCGTAGTCGTAGCCGGTTTCATTGTCGAGATTGGAAATGTTCTTACTGTCTGCAACCGTTTCGTCGTACTTGATAACCGTCCATTCCGGCTGCAAAATGTTGAGTTCCGGGAAATGCGCCTTTAACTCGTTATACTCTGATTCTGGGAGATACTTTGTAAGTTGGTAAGTACCGACAAGGCGGCAAGTGTTGACGGTATTTCCGTTTTCATCGACGCCTTTCATCGTAAGGAACTGCCGGAGCAGTTCGCCGCGTCCGCTCTCGTTTATGCCGGTAACACGTAGATAGGTCGTAGTCGGGCATTTCTTCAGTATGTCGCGCCAGTCGAGCTGCGGGCAGTTGTCAACCACAAGGCGGTTGACAGCCACGTTTGCCGGAATCTGCAAGCCGGAAGGCGCGAGGCTCTGAAGGTATCGGAGTTCAAGCGTCTGGAGCGTCGCCGGAAGTTTCGCAGTGGCGAGTTTTCCGCCCTGTGCGAAAATAACATTGGTGAGCTTCGTGTCTGCTCCGTCGAAAGTGTCGAGTTTCTTGTTTTCGGAAAGATTGAGCGACAACAATCCGTTCAGGCCGTTGACATTGATACGCTGGAGATTTCGGCACGAATCCACAACAAGGCCGGTCAGCGTGGTTTGTCCGTCAGCACATGAGGCGTTAAGGTCGGTAAGCCGGATACACTTGTTAAGGTTGAGTGTCCCGACGATTGCGTGGCTTATCTTCGTAAGGTCCAGCCCCCGGATTCTTGAAGCCCCGTAAACATTCTGAGGGTCGTTTACGATAAGATTCTGCCGGAATGTCAGTTCTACCGTATCGCCCGGATTCTCGGCGCGTAGGCCGTGAACCGTCGGGTCGCCGTTAGTCATTCCGTAACCGAAACAGAACCGCTCGGCTGCGGTGATTGTGAGGGCGCGAGGATTGGCCGCGAAGTTATAAGACAGATAGATGGGAAAAGCGTCATCGCGGTAAGTTCCAGCGCAATACTCCGAATCCAAAAGGTTGAAGCGGTTGACAATGGTATAGGTTCGGTGCGCATAGCGCGAACCCTGAAGGGCAAAAAGATAGTCCTTGCCCTGTTCAAGCAGTGGAAGAATGTATTTATATTCCCCGTCCTTGTTGTAGATACGTTCGGCCCATGCGCCCATCATTTCCTCGTTGAATACCTTTAAGACGTATTCCGTTGACATATTGGCGCGTATGGTCTTGGCTGCCTCGGCGAGTTTTTCGGGGCAAGCGCGTACCAGTTTCCACAGTTCCGAATCATGGCCGGCGAAACAATAGGCTCCCTGGGATTCATCGAAAGAATCGAAAGTTATCATATAGTCGAACTTCAGGTAAGAATCGTTTCGCTCACCAAGCAGAGTGTCCATGTCGTAGGGTATGAACATCCAGTGAATACCGTCCCACGTTACCAACATCATATTTTTGGCACGGTTATCCACGGCCATGAAGTAGTCCGTAATGATATACCATGCGAACGGCGAATCATTAAGGAAATAATCCCGGTATTCAGAAAGGAACTTCGATGGCTTGCCCTTGCAGTCCTGAATCCACTGCCAGAGGCGAATCACTGCGGCCTTGTCGTCCGCATGAGCGTCGGCCCACTTGGTGTCGGCCTTGAAGCGGAATTCCAGTTCATCATCGAAATTCGACATCGAGGCAGTACCGAACAGGCAGAGCGCGGCCGAGTTGTTCAGGAACTCCAGACAGATACATTTGTTACGCTGTCCGTTGAGCGTCGCCGCGTCGTTGAATCCCTCGATACCCTCGAATCCGTAGACAATTGCGGAATCCGCCTTCTCGTTGTTGAAATTGTATTTTCCGAGGAACTTGGCGACGCCGGAACCGTCGTTGTCGTAGAAAAGATTTATCGGGAATCCGTCTACACCTATACGGACATCATAATCTCCCTTGTATGCAGCTTGCGGCGGTGTGAGCCAGCCACAACGGCGGAACACGTCGTTAACGATTCTGACACCGCCGGTGTTGTGGGTGCTGGAAGAATCCGAAAAATCGGCCTTCAGACAGAAGATTGATACAGGGCGCGCCCCCGGCTTGAACGAGTATTCCAGAGAAGGCACGTTTACACCGTTCACTTCCAGCGTCGTTCCGTACTGTTCCGAACGGAAGAAATAGAGGCGGTAATTCTTACGTGGGTAGGTAGTCGAAGATGTTCCCTGTATGCGAAGGCCGATTTTACGGGCGACAAAATCATATTCCTTGCCATACTGCGAATAAAAGTAGACATCGACGGGAACCTCGAATTTCTTGTTATTGGTCTGATTAACGAGGTCAACGTCTCCGACAATGCGCATTACGCTTTTACCCTGTGCGCGTAACTTGTCGATGCTCACCTCGTCGGTTTCATCGTCGAGAATGTCGTTTTTCTGAAACAACAACACCATTTCGTCGGCCGTGGTGCGGTCAATCATATAATTCGACAATATTTCATCATCGGACAGGGCGCGAGAGTAAATGCGGACATTCCGCAATTCAACGTCTGCCGCGTCGCCACTGACTTTGATTTTCGCCGGGTTCATCTGAATGAGAGACGCGGCGGCCTGATACTGAAGGGAGCGGTCTCGGATTCCGTTCACATAGAGTTGTAAAAGCCGGTTTTCCGCCTTGCCTTCCACCACAAACGCCACTTTTATAGGCACGTCCGGGGCAAACTTTGTTTCAAGTTCCTGCCCTCCCGACACCACGATTTTAGCCTGTTCGGCCGTCATCTGGAAACCTACACCGTCGGCCATACACTCCATTACCACACCTTCGCGGTCGGCTACGTTGGAACACATCAGCTCCGCCTCGATAGTGAAGCCGGTAGCGGTCGCGTCAGTTACAAACGGAGTATCGTTTATTACGATATTCGCACCGTTGGTGAGAAGTAGCGCGTCGCCTGTCCATCCGTTCTTGTTCCAGTCAAAACCGTGGAAGTCCGTAGTTATACCCTTAAACTCCCACTTTGCCCGGTCGGTCTCGGCTTCGGAGTTGCTTCGCCCGGCGGCCGACAGCTTGACGCGGAGATTGTCGGTAACTTCCACCAGATTGATAGAAGATTCCACCACCTCGATATTGAAGATATATTCTGTTTCCCCGGTCTTGAACTTCATCGCCTCCGTTCCCGATTGTGTGAAACGGTTGGTGTATTTCTGCACCGAACGGGGCGGCGACACGCGCTGCGAGACTATTCCGTTATGATATACGGTCATTTCCGCCGGAGTAATTTCGGGGTCATAAACAACGAAATCAAAATCAAGGCGTTCAAACTGTCCTACTTCAAGCGTCGGCGTAAGATAGTCCGAACCCTCGAAAATCCTTCCGTCGGGGAAGATTATCATCGTGCCTATGAAAGGAGCAGACACACGTCCGGCCGCGTCCTTCTTCAGAAGGTCGATATATACCGATTCCGAAACAAGGGTGAGGGTTTCCGAGGCTTCGAGTGTGGCAACCATCTGGACGTTGTGGCAGCCGAGTGTCAGTCCAGACATCGGCACTGAAAAGCTGCCGTTTGTCTTGCCTGACTTGGTTACCACGGTAGACTTGTATTCCTGTCCGTCAAGATATAGCGTTATGGTCTTTGAGCCTGAACCCGATACGGTGAAAGGTATGGTAACGGTTTCATCAGGGCCGTAACCGCCTCCGGCGATAGAGTTTGCCAGATTGTACGCGCTTGAAAGAGCCAGTGTTTTCGCCTCCACACCGGCCACGGCCTGACGGGAGCGAGTTGCCCCAGTCTCCGGGTCTATAACGGTGGCTTTTACCGTAATGTCGGTTTTCCCACTCCTGACATACCCGGTAATGTCAAGGTCATAAGAACCCCGTGCCACGTCATTGAGTACCGTCGAGAACGTCGTAACTGCTCCGTTCTTTACGGTAATTTCAATCGTGGCGCGTTGGCCGGTGGATTCTCCGTTCTGGTCGCCTCCGAGATATTGGTGGTCGAAAAAGTAGGAAAGCATTACCGGGCTGCCCTCACGAATAACCGGGTTGTCTACCGAGGCGGAAAGCACGATTTTTGCGGATTGGCCCTGTTCACTTCCGCCTCCACCTTTCCCTACGGGAATATCACCCCCGGCGATTTCAACGCGGCTGCTGTTTAGTATGGCGATATGTGCTTCCGTCTCGTCCTCGTTCAATGAAATGTCAAGGTCGGCGACGGTCTTTGCTTCCAGTTCCGCGATTTTCTGCGTTATTACATTGTTCTGTACCGGGTTTGTCGATTGCGCATTGAGGGTTTCGTCGATTTCCACCTCGTCAACGGTTATATTAACAACACCGTCAGCGTCCGGGGCGACAGTCTGGTTATTGAGTTTAATCCCAGTAATGGTACCCTTCCCGCCGGTGTCCTCCCATGCTGACGCGGTTTCCCACTGTGTCAGCGTCGAGCCTTTGAACTGTTTGGTTTCCCACTCGCCTGTGCCGAGGCGGTAAGTAATCCAGCGTCCGAGTGCGCGATGTGTTGCCGGAACCGCTTCGATTGCGCTCTGAAGGTCGTAGAATCCGTTTTGGGGTGGCACAAGTTCCGTTATGTTGATAAGGTTGCCGGCTCCTTTTTGTCCGACACCCTGCCAATCTTCCCACACGATTGAGGCCCCCGGTCTGCCGGAAAATGCTCCCGTTCGGTATTGCAGTCCGTCGGAATCGAACAGATATTGTGCTATTTTCAGCGACTGCCCCCCTCCGGCAAGGCGTTGGCCCGGCATACTTTTGACAATAAGGATATTTCGGGTGCTTCCCATAAGCACTGTGGCGGGGTTATAGTAATATATCCCGGTATCTGTCGTGGTATCAAGGTCGAGTGTGTCAACGACGTGAATAGCGGTGTTAAGTTCTTCGACAACCGAAATTCGGTCATCGTGGCTTTCATCAATGGAATTCAGACGCTCCACCTCCCTGTCAAAGTCATCAAGCCTCTGACGTATCGCGTCCAAAAGACTGACGAGGCTTTCATTGTCCTTGATTCCACTAAGGAAGGCTATTACCTCGTTGAAACTTTCGATTGCGGCGGTCGCGTTCTTCCCTAAAAGAGTGTTGATTGCCGCCTCGTTGGATTTGGATTTTGCGTCTGCCGCGTTGGCGGTGTTTCTTACTGCCGCTATTGCAAGCTGCACCGTGTCAATAGTACGTTGCAAAGCCGCGTCGGCGGCCTGCCGCTCGGCTTTCTCGGTCGCTACTGCCGAATTGTTCGTTAAAAGATTCTTGTAACCTTTATTGAGGAAATCGAACACGGCGGCCACCATTTCGTTGGTAACGCTTTCCGGGTCTTCGGCGTTCTGGATAGTCAGAATAAGGCTATCTATGAAATTTTGTGTGGTATCTGCCATTTTATCCTTAATTAAACTGTTTGCTGAACTGTTTCGAGAATATGCGCGGTTTGCGGTTCTCGCTTCCGTCGATAATATCCTGCATGATGTTTTCTTCGGAAGATGATATTTCGAGTTTTACGGTAAACTTCTGCGGCGATTCCGGGCGCGGGCGGTAAGTCAGTTCCTCCACCGATGGGATAACCTTTATCGGTAGCGGTGTCAGGTCGAGCAAATAGACTTCCTCGCTGCCTAACATATCCATTAAGAACCGTATTTCGTCCGGGCGTTTCACTCCTGTCTCGACGCTTATAGACTGCTTGCGTTCCACTCTTTCACGGTCGGTGAAAAACTCCGTCGTTCTTGTGTCGTACCGTTTGAACTGCGATTCGTCCGCGTCGGTATATTCCGGCGTTATAGAGAGTTCCCCGGTAAGTTCGATTATCTCGAACACTCCGAGGGAATTGCGGAACTTCAGGCGGTAGCGTTCCCGTGTAGGGTCGCAACGCTCCACCACGATACGACACGAAAAATTGGAATTATAGTACACGTCGAACACTGACGAAAGCACCTGTTCTTGTTCCGCGAAATATCGCCGGAGAGCCGCCACGTCGAGGACGGCCACCCCTTCGTCAAAACTGTCATTCTCATATATCGAACCGTTTGTGCGCTCAACTATCCTTATAAGGTCGCCGGTTCGGCGAGGAAAAAAGTAAAGCGGATAAAGTTCCGTTTCCTTCATCACAATGCGCCATGAGGCTGTCCGCGTCGTCAGGAAAAAATTGCCTTTGGGATTGAAGAAACGTTCCTGAAAAATATCCTTGTTGAGTTGCAGAAGGCGTTTGAAATTCTGCCGGGATATTCCTCCCGGTATCACTATGCAGTTATATTCTGCCTCGTAACCGTCAAATTCAAATAAGCACGACAATTCACGGTCGCACATATCTCCGGTGTCCTCAATCTGCCATATCGGCGAAATATTGCCTTCCGGCGGCTCGTTGAAAAACGTAACAAAAGCGTCCGCAATTTCCGCGACATTCATAGACAACGGGGGCGAGAACCGCCCTTCGTAAATTGTGGTGCCGGCATAGATTATTTCACACCTTCCGTCCGGGATTTTGTTCGGGTTGTCAATCGGAAACGATTCCCGTAAGATAATCGGATTCCGAGAGAAGGCATAGCCGCTTTTTATTCCTTGAACATTCATATCTTACAAATGAAGTGTTACGACGGCCACCGAACCGTTGAAAGAGGTTTCAGGACCAAGCGAGTTAACGAAATTGTCGCGCTCCGGCGACGGCGTTACCATAAAATCAATAAAGGTACGGAGGGAGCCGGTATGGCTCTTCCTCCATATATCGTAATACTTGGCAACGTCGGCAAGCTGCGGCGCGGAAACTACATTGTTATTATCCATATTGCAAAATTGGCGTTAAAACGTAGCCGGACAAAGGACTAATCATTTACCCACCGGGCCACAAGAATGACATCGTATTCAACTGTTACGGTAACTTCCCCCAGCGGTACTTCGTCCAGTTCCCAATCTTGGGGGCCATCCTGAAACGACATATCGTGTATTTCAAAAACAGAGTATGTAATCAGGGCTTTGTATTTCCTGTAATTCCTTTGCCCAGCTGTTCCTGGCTTCGGCACTTTTGAATCGGTCTGCCACGTAGGAACGGTGCGTGTTATAGACTTGAAAATCATACCTCCGACACCGATATAATAATAATCGCCTTCCGTTCCGTGCGATTGATAGCCGGTATCTTTGATGTATTTTTGGACTGCTGCGGTTCTGGTCTCAGGTGTATTAAGGGTTTCGCCGTAGGTCTCCGATTTTAAGCGCCATTCGAGGTGTCGGGCTGCCGCCGCGAAATCCGGCACGTTCTGCTCCTTCTTAATATCATATTTCCCGTGGGTCTGTATCGTGCGGAGTTTGAGGTCGACCGGCACGTTACGACCTGAAGGAAGTGAATATGTCGCTGTATCAATAAGACAACGTATATTTCCCACCTTTACCGGGCTAAGCACGTCAAGGCGGAACAAATCAAGCTTATTGAACACCGCCGGAATTTCGACGGAGCGGTTTCCATGCCGGAGTATTTCATCATAATCAGCCCAGAATTTATTAAATAATCCGTCCTTGAACTGAAACAGTAATGAAATTGTCGGTGTGGTCCCGTCATCAAGAATTATCTTTTGTCCGCTGTCATCTTCCGGGGTCAGGCGTCCGAAACTTTTCTTAATCTTGGTATATGCGAACATGAAGGCTAACGGCGTTGTGTCGCCGTCCTCGTCCGTCTCATCGCTTCCTTTTATGTAACTATGGTAATGTCGCGCCCCGAAAAGGTAGGTCGGACACATATCGTTGTACGAATGTCCTGTGCCGGTTCCCACGTTTGACACACGTATTACCGGCACCCATTCGTCATCGCTTGACAGTTCCAGCGGGTTAAGCCCCTCCGGCTGCGGGTCCCAGTTAAAGAAACTCGACGACTGAAGGCGGATTTTGCCGTTCTCGGAATCAAGCCGGTACCACATACCCGTTACGAACTCGCGGGCTAAAAAGCTGGAGCCGGTAGTTACCGAGGTGTTGCCGGATTGTGCCGCCGGAACTGCGGCACGAGGGGTTGAACGCAAAGCATAATAATCCCTGTCATCGCCGTAGTCGTCGCGTCCGTCGTCTCGGTCGTCGTCAGGCTCCGGGTAATCATCGCCCCACGGGTCAGGCGGGTCTGGATAATCCGGGTCGTCCGGGTCGCGGTAATCATCGCCCCAATCGTCGCGAACATCACCGTCCCATTTCGGTTCTTCCGGCGTTCCTGTGTTCTGCCACTGGCTGACATGGTTTCCGAGGCGCACTTGTGAGACATCAAGACCTTTCGCGAAATCCTCGAACCGTTCATGGCTCGGTGCAGCTCCCTCAATAGACGATTGAGCCGACAACTTGATATATTGCCGTTCCTCGTAGGTGATTTTAGGGGTTCCGGCAATATGGTAATCAATAACGTAACCCCCTGTCTGGTGAATAATATCCTTTATCAGTACAAGCCGGGCCGTGGCCGTATTGTAGTCAATGTTATACACCAGCCCGAAACGTACCCACAGGGCGTTCAAAAACTCCTCCACTGTACTGTCCGGCATAAGGTCGGCATAGCGTATTGAGGCCCTGCAACACGAATCAGCGGCATTGTTTAGAACGACAAGACGCGAAAGTTCGAGCGATTGTGCAAAAGGATTGGTTACAAGTGTCAGCCCCATATCTGCAAATATCAATTCCAGAATACGCCAGACACGAAGGAAAGGCGAAACCATATAACCTTCGGGAACGCTTACCTCCGTTATTTCACCATTTATCAGCCGTTTTACTTTGGTCGGTTGTTCAAGGCCACGGGAACCTACCAAATTCAAAACTTCCCAATATATTTTTTTGTCTTTGTCGCTGCCGGTGCTTTCATTGTTGACAGCGAGTGGAAACACGGCAAAATCATCTTTCTGCGGGTCTGGCTTTTGGTAAATACGGTATAATTCATCAAGAAGCAGGTCAATCGGGTAGCCTTGTTGTGAAAGGTCCGGCGTATATGTCGGGAGATTGGAAAGTTCGGAAAGTTTCTTTTTCTGCCATTTGGCGTAGGCTGTGGAGTTATCAAACCCCACATTAAAGGTTATCCCCTCCTTTTTCCCCGCCTCGGTGATGTTCATTGCACCACGCCGGATATATGCGCCGTCTTGAATCTGCGCGATACGTTCGGGATTGTTGGGGTCAATACCCGCGTCAATCCTCGCCGGAAACGATAGAATCCTATTGTTCCGGCGGGTAGTCGGAACGGTTGCCGGTATTGACTGGCTTCCCCGCTCGTTGTAAATAGGGTTGGAATCCTCTATTTCAATAGAGAAATCGGAAGGGAGGTCGAGAGCTTCGCCGTTGATTGTTATTTCCATAAATATAAGCGGTTATCTTTTTCGTGTGAAAGGAGCGCGGGCGCGGTTCATTGTGTCCTCTGCGCGTTCCAAATCGCGTAATACCACGTATGCCTTCAGATTCTTCAGTGCTTTACGAAGTTCCTTTATGGTGGCCGTCAGTTCCGAATAATCGGGAGCCGGAGCGGCTGAAGTATATCCACCTTCAGCATAACCGGCGGAAGGAGTTCCGACGGGAATACCTTGGCTGAGGAGTTTGTTCCGGCGTATCGCCTCGATAGTACCCACTGCGTCAACCACACGTGGGTTATCCATTATCGGCTTCGGTACGACATATTCGCCGCGATGAACGACACCCGCCACCTCGTAGCGGTCTCCGTCGCCCGTATATCCGCCGTCTGAATACCCGGTCAGCACACGTTGGGCGGTTGCCGGTTTGGCGGCCGAGCCTCCGGCGGTATTGCCCGGCTGCATATTCTTGATTTTGTCGCGCTCCGCCTTTGCCTGAATCACTTGCGCTATGCCGGTAGCGGTCAGAAGGGCGGCGGCAAAAGCTCCGCCAATAGGGCCGAGGTCGGCGAACGCCTTCATAATCGAAACCGCCGTGTCGGCAACGATTTGCGAGATTTTTATGGCAAAATTGACATCGGCATATTTCTTTTGAATTTCAAGTTTCTTGTTTTCCTTTTCTTCTTCGAGGGCTGCGGTATCCTCCCCGTTGTTCTTTGCCTGTTGTATCAGGACATCAAATTTCGCGTCGCTCTTGGCAATTTCCGCGTCCTGAATGGCTGTGAACATGGAGCCGGAAAGGTTTGCATAATAATCGAAATACTTTTTGGCATTATTGACCCCGATTTGCAATTTCTTACGCTGGTAATCCTTTTCCTTGATAAGCCCCTGACGGTGGTAACTTTCAAGCTGTGCAAGTTCGTGGTCGTATTGCTGCGCCCATGATGTACCTGTTAATTCCTGTAACTGGTAAAGTTGTTCGAGATATTGGAAATTAAGCGCGGCGATTCGTTGTTGTTTGTTGGTTTCGAGTGCCACGGCTTCCTCCGTTCCTTCTCCCACGGCCTGAATCATGGTGTTATATGTCGCCTCAATATTACGTTTCTGAAGGTCGTAGGTGTCGGTGATACCGGCGTAACTGGTGGTATCGGTCATCATATCGCGCAGAAGTTCGGCCCACTTCCCCGTGTCGGTGAGCGTCTGCGACTGCATACGCCTAATATCCACCTCCAATTTTCCAAGTATCAGGCGTTTATCTTCCGCGCCGAGATAATCCGCGTTCTGGACCTTTGTATAATAGTCCTGAAGTTCCTTTAACTGTGAATTGTGAAGCTGCTGTTTCTGCTGGAGCAAATAAATATTTGCTTGCCCCTCCGTAACTTCTTCAGACATTACGGCATGGCGCAACCTCTGTTCCTGAGTGTCGTAGAAGGCTTGTTGTGCCGCAAGTCGCTGCTCGTGTCCGTCGGCTTCCCTCTGGGCTATTGCCTTGTTAATTTCCTGTTGCGCCGCCACAATCTGCTGGCCGATTTGATTCTCACGCGCCTGAATCTTGTCGAGGGTCTGTGTGTGGGTCGCGTCAGTTTTGGCTTTAAGGGCTTCAAGAGCTTTAATCAGGTCGCCGGAATATCTTATTACTTCTTCATTTTTCTTTATGATGATTTCGTATTCCGGGAGGTCTCCCTTCAGCTTGTTTATAGCCAAAAGATTCCGCTGGTGCAAGTCATCAGCGGCGGCGGTGGCTTCATCGAGAGAATCCTCCCCGTATGTTCCGGGGGTATGGTGTTTCTTGTTCTTTTTAGAGCCTTTGCCCTTCAGGGTGCGCAGTCGTTCTTGGATTTTCTCTTTGCGGGCCTCGATAGCCTCAAATTCTTCATCGGTTTGGGGGTCGAGTTTGCGGAGTTCCTTCAGTTCCTTACGGAGTTCCTTAACCTCGTCCACAACCGCATGAGCGGCGGAGCCTGTACTATTCAGGCCTTGGGTAACGTTGCCGGTGGTAGTAGTGATTGTTTCGTCAGCTGCGGTAAAAACGTCCTCAATATTGATTCCGTTGGCCTCCATATCGGCTTTGAAATCATTGAGTGCCTTTGTCGTTGTGGAAACGGCGCGATTGGCCGCGTCGAGTTCCATTTTCATATCATTACCCCAAACTTGCTCTGAACGTTTTACATTGACTTTTTCGCCTTTCTTTATTCGGATTGTGGGTAAGAATGGAATATGTCTACCGTATTCAGAGTAATAAGTCCTGTCATCTTCGACAATATCATTTTTATGCGCATCCCACTCTTTCTGTGCCTTGCGCTGGCGCGATTTGGCGGCCTCCTGTTCGTTTATGTATTGTTGGTATTCATCTTTATAATAGGCAAGACGCATACGTTGTTCCATAGATGCAATATATTCGTCGAGAGCCTTTTTATTGGCTTTCAACTTTCCGCGTTCTGCATCGAGATGTCCGTTGTATTCCGGGCAAACCCTATTTATTTCCTGTATGGCCTTCAGACGGCGTTCCTTTGAGGCGTTTTCATTTTCCGCGACCTTGACAAGTTCGAGCAATTTTGTTTTTTCTGCGGCGAGTTTATTAGTAAACTCCTCACGTTTCCGGGCGTGTTCCTTTGCATTTTCCGCCATCTTTTCCTCGGCCTCGTTAAGTTTCTCGGTAGCCTCTGCCGCGTCATTGGTGCCGGAACACCATGTATAAAGGGCTGCGCCGAGTGCTGCCAGTGCGCCGATAACTGCCGTCCACGGTGTCGAGGCCATTGCAACCTTCAGGGCGTTGAATGATGTTGTGGCCGCCTTGATATTGCCTATCATAGCCTTGAAGCCGGTAGCCAGAAGGAACATCGCGGCCCTGCAAGCTGCCATTATTGCAGGACCGGCGCGGAGTATGGTAAAATAAAGTTTTGTCGCGGTATGTGCGAGGGATACGGCAAGTTTATATGCTGCGAATCCGGCGGCCACGCCTTTAATCAGACCTCCGAATTTGGTAAGCCATTGATAAGCCTCTCCAACCCACTGAACCAAAGAAGTCAGGGCCTTGATTAAATCCTTTATCGGGCCGTTTGTTCCTTCAGATATTTTCAACACCAGTTCTTGCGCGGCTGACTGAAGTCCGGCCATCGCTCCAGCCACGTTGTTAGACATGGTGGCCGACATATCGTTGAACTGCTTGTTTACGTCGGTTATTGAATCCCGTAATTCTGTAAGAGAATCCGCCGAGTTCAGGAACGTGGAGAAGGCGGCCACGCTTCGTTTGTCCGTCAGGTCGAGGGCTTTTGCGAGGTCAATCCCTTCATCATTGAGTTTCTTTAATCCTTTTGCGAGGTCATCGGCATTTCTTACCGGGCCACCGAGGGCTTTTGCAAGGTCTCCGTTAGCGTTGCAAAGATTAAGAATAATATTACGGGTTGCGGTGGCTGCGCTTGAAGCGTCAAAACCGGCACTTACAAGCTGTCCGAGTAATGCCGTGGTATCTTCAATCGACAGACCGAAAGCATTTGCAACCGGGCCGACAGTAGAGAGCGAGGCTTCCAGTTTGGAAAAGTCGAGCGAGGTTTTGGTAGTGGCTACGGCGAAAGTGGCGAGAACGTCCTCCGTCTCGCTTGCGTCCTTGTTGAATATTCGTAGGGCTGCGCCCGCAAATGCGGAGGCGCGGGCGAGGTCTGTGTCTACGGCCTTGGCAAACTTCAACACGGCCCCCTCCATTTTTATAATCTGGTCTTGCCCGAATCCGAGTTTTGCCAACTCAATCTGAAGCCCGGTAACTTCTGCTGCGGTGTATGAGGTTGTTGCGCCCAGTTGCCGGGCTTCTGCTGTCAGTTCCTTTATTCCGGCTCTTGTTGTTCCGAGGATTCCGGCAAGTTTGGAATTTGCTTTCTCAAATTCCACAATGATATTGAAGGCATTTTTGAAAGACCCTACCACAAGGGCCATAATCGTCATGCCTATTGCAGAAAAGAACCCTATAAGGGTTTGCTTCATCTTTGTGAGCGAAAAGAATCCGCCCTGAAGTCCGCGGGCTGAGGCGTTGGCTTTGTCAAGTGCTGCCTGAGTTTTGTTTATTTGGTCGCGTAATTCTTTATAACGCTTAGGGTCTGCGGCTTTGGAGGTATTATTAAACTCACGCTGCAAGTCTTTCAACCGCTTGCGGAGTTGGGAAACGGTCATTGTAGTAAGGTCAAACCGTTTCGCTACTTCGTCCATTTTACGGCGGTTTTCCGCCATAGCACGGTTATTCTGGTCGATAGACTTACGGAGATTATTCCATTCTACCGACCCCTTCTTGCCCTGTGCCTCCAGTTCCGCCATTGCCTTACGGCTGGCGGTCGTTTCCGCTTTGAGGGATTTATTTGCCTTTTCAAACTTGT